GCCGTCTCCGCGAGCATTCCCGCAAGGAAGTTACCGAGTACTTATCGGATCAATGGCTTAGTGCAGCTTTCGGCTGGAAGCCTTTGCTTGGTGATCTCGATGATGCCATGAAGTATCTCGCGACTGACACTGAGGTTCTCAGCGACGACGTTTACGTCAAAGCTGAGTCCACTCTTGTCGGTTGCGGGCCACTCGTGCCAACATTTGGACCATCTTGCAAGGCCAAAGTCGTCAGCCAGGAACGCGTGACAGCTACCTATTCAGGAAAAGTTTCCAGAAAAGTTTCTGGTCTTGCCTTGTTTGGGGATGCAATGTCTGCGCGTGCCGGGTTGGACCCTGGCAATTGGCTTCCTACGATCTGGGAGCTTATTCCGTATTCCTTTGTCGTTGATTACTTCTCTAATGTCCAAGAAGTAATATCGTCGTACACCTTTAATCAGCAAAGTGCTATGTGGGTTAACCGCTCGATCCGGCGCGAAGTAATTTCTCGCGTCGTCGAAGTGGTCCCAGATACACTCCCTGCAGGTGCTACTGTCGATATCCTCACACCAGGAGAGTCCACGTGGACTTACACTAGCGTAGATAGAAAAGGAGACGAAGGACCTGGCCAAGTTCAATTTGAACTCCAGATTCCCGGCTTTGGATCGACAAAGTGGCTGAATATGGCTGCTCTTCTCGCAAAAAGTAAGGCTATGTCCCCGTACGTATGGTAACATGCGTGCATAACTCTTTGAGCTATTCGCTCATCCATCTGGAGAAGAAAGTGCGCAATATATTCAACGCTGCGAAGCGTCGGATTGCGTTCAAGCTCCCTGAAATCTACCGCCGGAGTTTCCGGCGTAGAGAAGCAGGGTACATCATCGTCGAAGCCACCGTAACTGGTGGAGCTGCGACGAATTATCTGACGAGCCCAACCTATGACTCTGTCAAGGATAAGCCGCCAGAAGGGAACCAGAACCAGGTCGCCGTAACCGCTTTAGGCGGCACGCAGACCTTAGTTCGGACCCACACCTCGAGCGATCCATTTACTGCCACGTCGCAGAGACCCAAAGTCGTGAAGACTTTGCAATCTGTGGGCGAGGATATGGATCAGTTCAATACGACGTCACTTCTCATCCGTAAGGGTGTGAAGGTCCGTAGCACGGGCGAAATTCGCACGATGCTAGTCCGTGTCAGCTGGCAAGTGCCGGTTGGTGCGGAGGTTTATGACGCCGTGAACGTTGCTGCGGGCCATTCGTTCGCTGCCGGCATTATTGCCGAAGAGACGAGTGGTATCGCTGATACGATCGTGACCGGAATTCTCGGAGAGCAGACTTGAAACGTCTGCCTTTCCGTGTCACGCCCGTTGTCGTTGTCCTCGTCGCGCTCTCTTCCTTGATCTTTGGGCCACGTTTTGTGGACTCCATCGTCAAGGCGATCGTTAGCCTTCAAAACGCTAACGCTGAGCTTACGGTAACAGTACCGTAGACGGTTTCCTCACTTCCTTTTAAGGAGTTCCTCCATGTTTAAGCTTAAGCTTTCGATCTGGCTTCGCCCCTCCGCGTCCTATGGAGCAATCGGCGTATTCCTTGGTACCGCGCACGATCATAAGTCGTTCGCGGCCATGGAAGCCGCCGTCCGCTCTGGGTGTTTCGGGCCGATGTCGAAGACTCGCTATTTTTCCGAATATGTTGACCCTGTTTCTGGGGTCAGCGTATCGCCGCTGTTCGATAAGATCAGCGGTCGGATGACGGCGGTTCTTCCCTTCGCGGTTTCTTCGAACTGGATAGACATATCCAGGGACGAAAGTATCCGCGAATTCGAGATCAACCATGTGCTCGCACGCAAACGTATTGCCACTGAATGGAAATTATTTCCGTTCAAATGGGTTGCGCTTGACGCGAGAAAGTAGGATGACAACTGACATGCAACGGCTGGAGGGAGTGGTCGGGATGGTTCCCGCCGCTCTTTACCGCAACCTTTGCAAAGATCTCTCGAGCCAAGGCCTCACTGAAAGTGATGTGCTTTGGCCTGGGATGAGCCCTGCCGATGCCGCGGCCTCCCGAATACGTGCCAGCCTTCTGAAGAAATTCAGGGTGCCTGGAAATCGTATCGCTGAGGACGCGGCTAGGCTTAAATTCCTATCAGTCAATGAAGGCTGTAGGGTATGGGCTCTGCGTACCGACGAATGGCAAACCTGGGACGAAGAACTCGTCGGCTGTTTTCGCAAAGCAGTCGATGATTTTCTCTATCCCTTCGGAATGCCGCTAATCTCCTACTTCGGGGACGTCCTCGCCTTTGGCGGGGTCGGTCCTGGAGCAGCTATCGGTTCGTGCGGAGGCGACTTCTATACGAAGCTCTTCTCCAGCAAACTGAGTACGACCTCGATGCACTTGTATAAAAAGTACAAGCGGCAGATCTGGTGCTGGCCTGAGTGGGGCATTGCGGAGTTAATCCGCCTGACCTCTCTAGGTGAGCCCAATCTGGTGAAGGGTAATACTCTGAGCTTTGTGCCGAAGACAACGGACATCTCGCGTACGATTTGCACCGAACCCGTTCTGAACATGTTCGTTCAGTTAGGGATAGGGCACGTTTTGAACGCTCGTCTTAAGGTTCGATTCGGTATCGACCTGACAGACCAGCAATTCAAAAACCGCGAGCTCGCTCGGCTTGGCTCTCTTGATGAACGGTGTGTTACCATCGATCTCGAGAGTGCCTCTGACAGCATTTCCTGCAACATGTTGCGCGAGTTCATGCCGAGTTGGTTTTACGACCTCCTCGATATGGCTCGTTCGCCTGTGACACAGGATGCTGGTGTTGAGCGAGAGCTGCATATGATATCGACGATGGGGAACGGTTTTACGTTCTCCCTCCAGACGATGTTATTTGCTTGCGTCGTCGAGGCCGCCTTTCGGATGAGGGGTCTAAAAGCCCTGCATCCCCGCGGTGTTCAACACGGTAACTGGGGAGTCAACGGTGACGACATCATCTGCCCGCGCGAAATCGCGGGTGACGTGGTCAAGTTGCTGACGATCCTCGGCTTCACGGTGAACTACTCGAAGTCCTTCTTTGAAGGACCGTTTCGGGAGTCATGCGGGGGCGACTACTTTTCAGGTAGGAGCATCCGCGGTGTCTACGTTAAATCGTTGGACACCAAACATGACATCTACTCTGCAGTAAACCAGTTGAATAAATGGTCCGCAAGGACCGGCATCTTCTTGCCTCGGGCTGTCTCGTACTTGGCCTCTCTGGCCGAATACGTCGAAGTCCCGCGGTTCGAGGATGATTCATCTGGATTTATGATCCCATACTTCATGCTGAAAGATAAGTATTATTGTAAGCATACACGGAGCCTATTATATAGGCCCTATGTAGCTCGTAATAAGAAAATCAGGATCATGGAGAATAAGATTGTTGTGCCACGCGGCGTTCGACGCCGGATCTATAACCCGAGTGGGTTATTGATCGCATTACTGCATGGATCGGTTAACGGCGGTACTATTGGCTACAGGCAAGAGCCCGTAGTGTAC